TGAGCTTGAATCAAAGCTTCTCTCAAAGAAGTTGCGCCACGGAAACCACAAGGTTCTAGAGATGTGCGCGAGAAACGCTGTGACCGTCAGTGATCCAGCGGGCAACCGCAAATTCACGAAACACAAAGCAACTGGCCGCATCGACGGCATGGTCGCGCTGGCTATGGCTGTTGGCGTGATGCCGACAGAAGTAGAAGCAGGCGATCACGAAAGCCTATTTTTCGACCTGAACTAACAATGAATTTTCTCCAACGCTTCGCTAAATCATGGCGCGAGGCGGGGACAAACACGCCTATAGAAAACGCAACCATCACAACGGCTGCAAGCGGAACGGACCTAGCCGAATTTTTCAATGTTGTGCGCTCATCTAGTGGGCAAATAGTCAACGAATCAACCGCCATGACGGTTGCCACAGTCTATCGCTGCTGCGCGATCATTGGCGGGGCCATATCTCAGCTTCCCGTGCATCAATTCCGGGTTGCAAACGATGAGCGCGAGTCCATTAAGACGCCTTTGTGGTGGCTTCTCAATGAGTCACCACATTCAAGGTGGACCGCATCAGCATGGAAGGAACACCTTGCGTTGAGCGTTTTGCTCAGAGGTGACAGCTATGCAACGTTGGACCGAATCGACTCCAACGGCATGCCGCGTGTCATCACTCCGCGCAAAACATCCCAAACATTCGTCACAAGAGACGGCGACCGCCTTAAGTATGCGTTTGTCGATGATGACGGCACCACCAAGGGCTACGAACAAGAGGACGTCCTGCACTTCCCTGGTTTTGGCTTTGATGGCATCAAATCGATGTCGATACTTCAATGGGCGGCTAGACAAGGCATAGGTAACGCCTTGGCAGCGTCGGATTACGCTGGAAAGACCTTTGCAGAAGGTGCTATTCCTCAGATAGCGCTGAAGTACCCAAACAAGTTCTCACCTGGTCAGGCAGCAGCGCTGCGCGAGGCTTTTGTCGCCACATATGGCGGCGGCGACGGACGCAGGTTGCCGCTCATCTTGGGCGAGGGTGGTGACGTGAAGGAGCTTTCACTCACACCAGAAGACGCCCAGCTAATCGAAACTCGCAAGTACGAAAAGAACGACATCGCAACCGCTTTCGGTGTCCCGCCGATCATGTTGGGCGACAACGAAAAGACAACCAGTTGGGGTACTGGCGTCGAACAGATCACCATTGGTTTTGTCCGCTACACCCTCAAGCCCCACCTTGTTCGGTGGGAAGAAGAGCTAAACAGAAAGCTCTTCAAACGCGCAGGCCAATTCGTTGAATTTGAAGTCAACGGCCTGTTGCGTGGCGACTCGAAAGCTCAATCCGACTACTACAAAGCCGCCCTTGGTGGCCCAGGCGCTGGCCCTGGATGGATGACCGTTGATGAAGTCCGCAAGCTAAGCAACCTGCCACCAGTTGAAGGCGGTGATAAGCCTTTCTATCCGGAACCAACAAATGCACAACAAACTCCTAGCCCTGCTCAAGGCTAACGCGGGCGAGCGCTCGCCTGAGCGTTTCCGCGTTGAAAACAAAGACGGGCTTACTCATGTCTACGTTTATGACGTGATTGATGCCTGGTTTGGCGTGAGCGCTGAAAGTGTCGTCAAGGCACTGGCTGGCGCTGGCGATGTGGCTTTGCACATCAACTCGCCAGGCGGCGACGTGTTCGAGGGCACAGCCATTGCCGCTGCCATTGCTGCCCACCCAGGCAAGGTTACTGCGTACATCGACGGCGTTGCAGCCAGCGCGGCCACTCGCGTTGCCTTGGCTGCATCAGAAGTCCGCATGTCTGAAAGCTCGCTGTTCATGATTCACAACTCATGGACTATGGCACTTGGCAATAAAACAGAGCTTCGCGCAACTGCTTCATTACTTGAGAAGGTTGACGCCACCATCAATGCCGACTACGCCAAGAAAACCGGCAAGAGCCAGGAAGAAATCGCATCTCTGATGGATGCTGAAACCTGGTTCACAGCACAAGAAGCCCTCGACGCGAAGTTTATTGACTTCATCGAGTCCGGCACCCAGGCAAACGCAAAAGCCTGGAATCTCAGCGCCTACAGCAACGCGCCAAAACAAACACAACCCGATAACAGCATTGAAGCGCACCGCTTACTTAACGAGCGCCGCCTTCAACTGCTAATGCTCACTTAGCGCTCTCGCGCAGTGAAAGACGAACCCGCCCATGTGGCGGGTTTTTTTATTGCTCAAACGAAAGGAACACCATGAGCATGCAAGCCCTGCGGGAGCGGAAACAATCCCTCGCGAAAGAAGCCAACAACTTGTTGGCAAATGCTGGCGACAAAATTTGGTCGAAAGAAGATCAAGCCGCCTATGACTTGAAACTTGACGAAATCGAGCGTGTATCGGCTCAAATCAGCGCCCATCAAAAGGCGCTTGATGCTGATGCCGAGAAGATCGTCGCTGCTGCTGAAAAGGACGTGAAGTCCGGCAAGGCAAAAGAGGTGTCGATTAACGACATCGTGTCTTTGTACTTGCGCAAAGGTGACAAGGTATCTGCGGAAGAGGCTTTGTCGATCCGTAACGCCATGTCAACCACGACCGGCTCTGAAGGCGGCTTCACCGTCCCAACTGAGATTGCCAAAACCGTTATCGACGCGCTGAAAGCGTTTGGCGGTATGCGCAATGTCGCGTCGATCATCACCACGGCGGCTGGCAATGATTGGCAGTACCCAGCGTCTGACGGCACGTCGGAAGTTGGTGAAATCGTTGGGCAGAATGCTGCCGCAACGACCGGCGAAATTACCTTCTCGCAAGTTCCTTTGGTTGTTTACAAGTACAGCTCCAAAAAGCTGGCCTTGCCTTGGGAATTGGTTCAGGACTCCGGCATTGACATCGTGTCGTTTGTTGTTGACCGTTTGGCTACCCGCCTTGGTCGCATCAACAACACGCATTTCACTGTTGGCACCGGCACCGCACAGCCTTTCGGAATCGTGACCCGCGCAACCTCTGGCAAGGTGGGCACAACCGGCCAAACCCTGACCGTCATCTATGACGACTTGGTTGATTTGGAACACTCGGTTGACCCCGCCTATCGCGCACGCCCAGGCGTCGGCTACATGATGAACGACCTTTCTGTCCGCAACATCCGCAAGATCAAGGACACGCAAGGCCGCCCCATCTTTGTGCCTGGCTACGACGTTGCAGGCGCTGGCGCTCCTGACACGCTGATGGGTCGTCGCATTGATGTGAACCAAGACGTTCCCGTGATGGCCGCAAACGCCAAGTCGATCCTGTTTGGCGACTTGTCTAGCTACACCATCCGCGATGTGATGCAAGTGGAAATCCGCCGCTTCGACGATTCCGCCTTTGCCTTGAATGGCCAAGTCGGTTTCTGCGGCTGGAACCGCACTGGCGGTAACTTGCTGGACACTGCCGCTGTCAAGTTTTATCAAAACAGCGCCACATAAAGCGCAAGGCGCGGGGCTCAAAAGGCTCCGCGCTTTTTTCATTGGGGAAACAACATGGCAAAAGCTAAACAGGCAGTTAAGGCGCGGGTGTTGGTAGATGGCAAATACGGCCAAGTCAATGAAGTTATTGAGCTTGAGCAAGACGAAGTGAATGAAGCTGTTTCGTCAGGTCAAGTTGACACGAATGAAGCGGCTGTTGCCTACGCACTGAAATTGCTCAAGCCCGCCGGTTGGGTCGAGGGCTACCCATACCAACCAAAGAAAGCAGAGGCTTAAATGGCATCACTCATCTACACCAGCGTGATCGAAGACATGGCGCGCGGCGCGGTTGACTTTGACACCGATACATTTAAGGTGATGCTGGTCACATCCAGCTATACCGAGAACAAAGACACGCACACCAAGCGCTCAGACATCACCAACGAGGTGACGGGCACTGGTTACACCGCAGGCGGAGCTACTGTTGTCCCAACGATCGCAAAAGACACGGCAACAGACCGCGTAACGATCACATTCCCAACGGTGACGTGGCCTAGCTCCACCATCACAGCGCGGAAAGCCGTTTACTACAAGAGTCGCGGCGGCGCATCAAGCGCTGATGAGTTGATTTGCGTGAACGACGAGTTTGGCGGCACCGGGACATCGGCAGACGTAACAACATCGGCAGCGACGTTCACGCTGAACGCATCGTCTATTCGCTTCCAGAACTAAATGACAACGTATGTAGCGGCATCTGGCGATGTCGTGAGGATTGGGCTACCTAGCCTGGTTCCAAGTTGGGTCTCGTCTGTTTCATCGCGCACGTTCACATCGCTCGCAACCTTCGGTGCTCCAACATGGAACACCGGGGCAAGTTCTGTGATCCCGTCCCGCGCTTATCGCGGCACGAATCCTATCGGCGCAATGATTGATGCGTTCGGTGATCCTGTTTTTGATCCGAATACAAACAAGTTCTACATTTTTAACGGCGGGCATGGGGATGGGTCGTGTAACGCTGTAGTTAGTTTTGATCTTGCAACGCTCACGTATTCGTTGGAGTGCGACGCATCTCCGACTTCAGAGTACCCGCCAAACTACATCGACGGCCTCGGCAACTACACATTGCCTTCCGGTCTTTTCATGGGCAACTTTTTCCGCCCACTTGACCAACTGCCAAACCCTGTAGATCAACCGTATGCGGCGGCAGTCTCGAAGCCTGTTGTGGACCATCGTTACGGCTCGCAAGATGTTCGCTCAAAGGTTGGAGTTAATCGGCAAATTGATTACTTCTTCGCTGTCAGCAAAACATACGACCTATTCACTCATTCGTGGGTGTTTGAGCCATCGTTCACCGAAGACCGCTTGCAAGTGGTTCGTGAAATGGGAGCGCGAGCAAACATCCAGTCTGCTGGGCTTGGTACGAACATTGGATTTACAGACCAGGCAAACCACCAACTCAAAGAAGGGACGATGAGCCTTTATGACTCTGTGACAGATCGTCACCTTGTCACGCTGGTTGGTGGTGGGTACAGATACGGCTTTTTCATTTGGGAGCCGTCAACAAAGACCTGTTCTCGTGTCGTTGACAACCCAGGCCCAGGATTTCAGATCCTGGAGTCAATGCCGCTTGTTCAGGTTGGACGCTGGGCTTACTTGTTCACATCAAGCGTTGCGCTGAATCCTACCCGCACTATTGATCGCGGTGTTAGATACAACTTTGACACGGGAGTGATTGAGTATTTCGACATCACGGGCGTTGTCCCTACCTATGTTGTAAGTAGCGGGACAACGCAAGAGGGTGCCC